AGGCGAAGTCGGAGGCAGGATACTCTTTTCCACCCACGGATTTGGTCTTCGCGGCTTCAGCAGCAAGCAGAAATAGGAGATTTGGTTTCATTTCAAGCCTCATTGTTGCTTTCTCCGCTGCTCTTTCATGCGGCAGCGTAGAAAGGTGAAGTATCTGCGATACCTGCGCTACTTTGCGGCTTTCTCGGCAATGGCCGCGATCATCTCGTTTTTTTTCAGGCTTGAATCAAGTTCCAGCCCATGCACGTCGAATGCGTGACTGATGAGCTGCCACTTACTCATGGCATTCAAGTCTACGGACGGCTGGGGTGAGGAAATCGGGAAACTGTATTTTCGGCCGTCAGTTGTCACGCAGACAAGAGTCTGAATGCCATTGACATTACGAGTGGAGCGGAGCAGTACCTGCCAGGGCTCCAGCACTTCGATATCGGCCGCTGACTTGGGCTCGGGAACTTTCAGGACCGTGTTTGCGCTCCGGAGCGCGGCAGTGCGCTGTGCGCCGGGGTTGTCCGGATGGTCGATCATGGCTTGTGCGTGCGCGGTGGCGTATTTCGCTGTCCACTGCGTTTTGGCCGCTACCGACAGATGCACTGGCGCAGCGGGCGTAACAACGGCGGATGCCGTCTTCGATTGGATGGTGTCTACAGAACTCATGGGGTCCTCCTAAGCAGCTCTAGCTGTGACCGAGATGCCGTAGCTTTGCAGCAATTGGCGCTCCTGGTCAGTTGGTTTCAGTTGGTCCTCGCCTAAATACGGTTGAACGAGGCAATGGCAGTTGATTGTGTTTTCCGGAGATCCAGCAGGATCGCGCGGATATTGAAGCTCTTCGCCTTCAACCAGAAAAGGTTCGCCAGGCTTGCGGATCTGGCCATCGGCGAGCAGATGGCTTATTCGGGGCACTCTGGCCACCGGAATATGCAGCCAGCGTTTGGCCAGGCCTGGATGCCGCTCGCTCAAGTCATTGATGCGCGCGATGCTGGCCAGCGATTGGAGACGCAAGATTTCGTTTGTCGCAATTGTCGTCGCCCGCTCGCCCACCTGGCTGAAGAGGCCGGAGAACTGTCCGCCTTTGAGCGTGGTGCCGATTTGCGTGACGAGCTGTTGCAGATTCAATCCGCCCATGGCGGCGCGTTGGATTGCCGCATTGATCTTGGCGCTCATATCGCGCGTGAGCCCGGTAATCAGATCCGCCGTGTAACCTTGCACCACTTGGACCATCGCCCGGTCCACAACGGGATGCACCACCAGTGAGCCGGTGCCGGCCGCCACCGTGGCGTCGATCTGCACAGCCGTCTGTTCATACGCCTTTTGTTGGAGGTCGCTGACCTGGCTACTTGCCTGACTAGCGAACTCCGCCATCACCCGGTCGATCTGCGCCTTGAGCGCCTGCAACCGCGCCGCGTTATAACTCGATGGCTGGCTTCTCACCACATCGGCGAGGATCTCGCGGTTGGCATCGTCGAGCAGCTTCAGGATGCGCAGGCGCGCCTCGGGCGTCAGTGCTTCGGCCTGCTTGGTGAGCAGGTTGAGCTGCTGAGCGTAAGCCTGTGCGCGCGAGTCAGCCATTATTGCACCAGGCTCCTTTCCTCTGCAGCATCGAGCAGATCGTTATCGGGTCCGTTACCGGCTTCATCGGCCGCGTTCGGCGACTTCAAAGTCTTCAATGCTTTGTCGAGCGCAGATTGCGGCGCGAAGAGATCCTGGTGTTTGGCCGCGCGATCGTCTTTTTCCTGTTGCGCGGATTCGTACTCCTCCTGGCTGTCGTCGATATCGACGCCAATTTCGCCGAGCAGGGTATGGAAAGCACGCGCGGCCGTCTTGCCGGTCACCCAGCCCGCATCCTGGCCAACCTGCAGCGCCGTGGCGCCGTCCTGAAGGGTTTGCGCACCCTTTTGCAGGTCGCGTGTCGCAATCTCGGGGAACTCAATCTGAAAGCTGATATCTGCGCTCTGCGGCAGCACGCCCGCATCCTGCGCCGATTCGATCACGAAGTTCAAAACACTCGTGAGGCAGCGCGCCAGGTGATTCTGGCGATCCTGAATCTTCCGCTGCACTGGAGCATTCATTTCGACGGCCGCCGCGCGATTGGCGTCCACGCCATCGCCGAAGAATGTCGGTGGCAGGCCCGCGCCGCCAAGGCCATATTTCTTCACCATCTCCGCGCCGGCCGCCATATCCTGCCCTTTGAAGTCCGGCGTCTGCGCATCAATTTTCACCTGCTCGTTGGTCACCATCACGCCGCCCTGGCGCGGAGGATCCTTGGTGAGCTTGTTTTTGTACTCTTCCACCTTTTTCGAGTCCGCGCCGCTGAGCGTGTAATGCCATACGAAGGAGTTCAGGAAGCGAACCTTATCGCCGAAGTCGAAGATCATCTGGTCGAAGAGATCAATCCAGTCGGCCAGGGCGAAGAGTTCGCTAAAGCCACGGCTGGCGCTCTTCGCTTTATTAAGCGTGAAGTAGAAGCACTCGCCGGCCAGGCGCCCATAACTCTCAGCATTCGGATCTTCGGTGCGCTGCACCAACAGCATTGGCTTCTGCAGTACTTCACCTACCTCGCGACGCAGCCGGACAGCATAAGGCACATTGATCGAAGCGGTGCCGTCGGCGGTGGCCATCTCCGCAAACTGGATGGTCTCGATGTTCATCGGGTCGATATAGCCTATGCGGATCTTTCCGCTGACGGTATTCTTGGCTACCGGCAGGCAAAGCTCGCCAAACGTGGTCAGCTCGTCGCACCACATGGAGCAGTTCTCGTCCATGTTGTTGATTTCGTCGTTCCAGAAGTTGTCGATCACGTCCTGGACGCGCGGATCCTTAGCCGTTACGCGAACGCCTTTGCCCACGGTGTAATTGGTGATGATCTCCACGATCCGCTTGCCGAAGGGCGTTGTAACCCGGAGGAAATAGCAGACTTGAAGCATCCGGTCATGCATCAGCGGGTTCAGATCGCGAAGCGTGGCCAGGCTGGTGATGCGTCGGAATCCAGGGTCTTCGCCGTCGCCGGTGGTCAGTGTGAAGAGCTGGGGCGCCACGGCCTCGGCAGTCAACTTGGCTTGCGCGGCCGCATCGGCCTCAGAGCGCGCTGCAGCCCAGCGCTTGGCATCGTCTAGATTGAGAAGCGTGAGGCTGTTGCGCTCAGCCGTCGAGCGGCGTTGCAAAAAGTTTACGATCCGTCCTGGAATCAAGCCCATCTCGATCTCCTATCGCGGCGCATGAAGTCATCGCCGCCGCGGCTTACGCCGGTCAATACTTCACCACGGCCAGAGTTTTGCTCGCGTCCGCCAAATTGCACATTGCTCGATGCAATCGCCGCCTGAAAGTTGTAGCGCCGGGCCAGATCCACAGCGCCTTCCAGCGCATCCGCCAGATCGTCTTTGATCTTGCCCAGGAAAAGGAGCTGCGAAATCAAAGCCTTCTGCGTTCCATCCAGGCAGAAGCGAATAGTGCCGTTCTCTACCAGCGGACTCATTGTCGAAATGCGGAGAAACTTATCTGTGAGGTGCGGCACACCCACGACATTCAAGTAACGCCCGCTCGCCCGCGAAACATCGTCTAGCGCTTGTTTCAAAGCCGCCTGGTAAGCCTGATCTTCAATGCCGATCACCATCGGCTGCTCTTCGTCGGCGCGGCGCAGAATGAATTTAACCTGCTTGGTGAAGGGCATCCTGTCCTGCTCGGCGCGCGTCACGTAGATGAAGCCCGCGGCGTCGACGTCAATCGTGACCGAGGCAAAGAAATCCGCCGTTGCTCTCTGGCTGATTGCCGGATCGTTGTAGCTGATCTTCACCGTGGGCTTGCCAACCAGCTCCTCGCGCCGGAAGGCGTGGCGCAATATCCACTCTTCTCTGAAAACCTGCGTCGATTCGCTGATAGGCAGGTTGCGATATTCCTGGTTGAACATCACCGTGCCGATTACTTCTTCCTTTTCACGCAGACTCTGGATGTCCCACTTGGCCGGCCACAGCACACTCTCCGGGCGCCACTCCTGATCGACAGCCTGGAAGCGCCGCTTGACAAACTTCTTATGCTTCTCTTCATCGAGCAGCTTGGCCAGAAGTCCGTCGTAATGCAGAATGGTCCCGATCACAAAGACCTGGCATTTTTTGCCCAGGTTGAGAACTGTGCCCGTAAACCAGCGCTCCAACTTTTCGCGCGTATCGGGATTGGCGACGTCCTCTTCGTTCTCCATGTCGTCGCAGATCACCAGATCTGGACGATAGAGTCGGAAGCGCAAGCCGCGCAGGCTCTGTCCGGCGCCGCGCGCGGCCAGTGTGATACCCGTTGTCGTTCGGCAATCGTTTACATCCCACTTTTTGTCGCCCACCAGGTTGCCGAAGTCAGTGCGCAGTTCAAAGTTTGACTCCAACTCTTCTTTCACGGCCGTGAGCTGAAGAGCTGCCTGGGGCTGCGTATCGCTGATGAGCACGATGAAGCGCCGCAGCTTGTAGCAAACGCAATAGAGAACGAAGATCACCGAGACGCATGTCGATTTAGCGTGTTCGCGCGGAGCCGCAATTGCCGCGTACTGCTCGGTCAGCAGGATTTGGTAAAGCTCTTTGTGGAACTCCGCCGGCTCAATAACCGCGCCAGTCTGCTGATCCACCATGAAGTGGCGCATGTACTTGACGGCAAAGGCAGCGATGTCCGTAGCCAGATTCCAGGCCTGGTCGAGAACTTCAGCGGAGTCATGCTTTTTGGCGCGCAGCTCCCCCGGAACCACGCCGAATATGGCGCGGAGGCGGGCAGCCGCGTCATCACGCTGCTGTCGCTTCGATTTGTTTTGTGAAGGCCTCAGCGCCATGCGTGAACTCCTGGATCAGTTCTTCCTTGATGGGATCGATAACGGCGCGCACCGTTTCCCGCGTGCGCAGCTTCTTTAGCAAATCCTGCGATGCGAGCAGGTAAATCTCGCGCGGATCGCCGGCTTCGGCCGCAATCTTCGCTCGCTCCGCATCGATCTTTTTAAGATCTGCATCGACACGCTTTGCCTGCAGCTCCACACGTTGCAGGCGGCTGAGAGTCAGCGATAAAACATTCAGGCCGTCGAGGAACTTAGCCTGGTCACCCGACCCCACCTGCTGCATCAGTGTGAAGACCTGGTCGCGCATGGCGTTCATGACGGCGGCATTGGTCCCCGGCAGATCGTTACCGGCGAAGGCTGCGGCCCACTCCCGCGCCTTAGCGCTTTCGGCCAGGACCTGGGCGCGGACCTGGCTTACCCGCAGATCGAACCAGCGCTGCAGGCTGGACTTGGCCAGGCGCAGCCCCGGAAAGAGATCGAGGGCGTCCAGATCGACGTTCGGCCAGTCGATGAAGCCACCGCCATCCTTTTCCCACTCGGAGCTGTACGGCTTCGCCGATTGCTCAGCGATCTCCACCCAGGTGCGGCCCCGGTCGTAGAGCTGCTTGATCGCATCCTGCGCGGACTGCGGCAGGCGGTCGATCTTGAGCGGCAGCTTTGTAACCCGCTTTTCTCCGGTTTTTGGCCTAGGCTTTGTCATCATCACTCTTCGTGGAAGTCAGTTAAACAGCACGTCGTCATTGCTCTGGCGGCGCGTGTAAAAGCGTAAGCCGGCCGCCGTGAGCACAATCTGGCTCAACTCCACGCGTCCGGTTTCTTCGTCCGTGCGAGTTTTGAAGTCGATGTAATCGAGCACCTGCAAATCCTGCAAAAGCGTCACTACTTGCTGGCGCCCGACCGTCTGCCCCATCTTGAGGAGAACGGCCCAGACCTCAAAGTCATCCATCCGCGAGAGTTGGTTCTCATGGCCTTCGCGCACGAGTTTGAGGATGATACCCCGCCGCCGCCGCGCTTGAATCTCCCTACGCTCCGCTTCCATTGCGTCCCTCCAACTCCCCGTCCTTGCGATCCAAGGCCGCTTTTTCGTTCCCCAGCATCGTGTGCAGTCCCTTTACGCCGTGAGCCAGTTCCTGCAAGACTTCGTCTTGCCTGTCCAGGCGCTGATAAACGCCGGGGAACTCCTGCGCGGCATAGATGGCCAGGCGCTCTACCTGCTCAAACTCGCGCGTGCCCTGATCGGCCAGCCTGGTCAGCGCATCAGCCGTCCGATCTGATGCCTTCGCTGAGTCATGTACGCTTGAGGCAACCATTGTGAAGCTCTCACGGATGGCATTGATCAGGGCTTCGATCAACTTGCCAAAAACGAGAATCCCGAGCATGGCCACCAAAAAGGCCGGTCCCCAGACCTGGAGGAGTTGGAAGCTCTTGTCTGGCTGGCTGCGCAGGATCTCGTAACAGCCCAGTGCAACCGCCGTACCGCTGGCGCCGCCGATCGCAACCCCAATGTGTCGAAGCCAGCCCGTTCGGAAGCCAGCCTGAACGTCCACCCGCCGAGGCCCAACACCGCCCAAATCCAAAGTCGTCACCGTGGCCATTTCCCCTTCCGAAAGCCGTACTGCCCCTTTTCGAGGTCCGATCCAGAAAAACTTGCCTTTAAACCCGTAAACGCCGGGGCTACGACCCCCCGTCGTACCCGTTCACGAAAATTTCATGTGGGGTAGGCCTTAAATTCGCCCTCAGCCCCACGTATCGCCTTCTGGCGCGTTTTGCCTTTTTGCCCCTTCCGGGCCTCCAAGGATTGGGTCAGAGGTCAGAATGGGATGCGGCTGATCAACAACGCTGCCAAGCCAAATCCCAGGCCTGTCCAAACCCAGTTCCAGAACTCCTGTTTCACAGCGCCTCCACTAAGCCGCGAATCCTGTTCTGCACATTGCCTTCAGTTCTCCAGAGAGGCCGCTTTGTGCAAGTGATAATCAGCTTCTGCTCTGCTTCGGTGTATAGCCACTCGATCTCCATCGAATCGCCCGAGGCATGTCCCGCCGAGGCGTACCCCACGCTCTCAGAGCAACTTATCTTGTCTGCCTGCGCGCGGATGCGGGCGCGGATCTGCAAAAATCTCTTCCGCGTGATCGAGCTAAATGTGGCCGTTACGTTTGCCATCGGCTTGCCTTTTTCAGCCGCTGCCGGACCTGGTTGAGTCCGGCAGCGGTAGGTTGGTTGAGTTCCTCAGGTACGCGCCCGCTCCGTCGAAGCAGCATGGAGCAATACTGGCAATCTGAGGCCGTTCGCTCGTTTGGGTGTATCTCGTTAAACCTTGCCCTGTTGTACGTCCGCTTTCAATTTGGCCATCACTTTGGCCGCAATCTCCTCGACGTATTTCTCATCGCTCTTGATCGCGGCGCCGGCCGTTAGCTCAGCCGAGGCAAATAGCTCTTTGATAGCCGCTTCGATTGCAGCCAGCCTGAATATAAGGGTGGTCTCCAGACTCTTCACTGCGGCGCCGATCTTGCCGTTGAAGACTACGCCCAGAATCACGCCGGTTACGAACACGACAACAAACCAAAAGAAAATCATGTTTTCCCTCTCTCACTGCTGCGCGGGAGGATCTCCCGCCTGTTGTGGGGGCGGACCTTCTCGATCCGCCCGATTCTTATATGCATCTGCGAACTTATTCACGCCGTAAAGAGCTGCGCAAATGCCACTGACGTACATACCCAACTGCCCAACGAACGCCGTCAACTCCGGAACCGTCACCGCGCCGTGGACCTTCGATAACAGCGCTGTCATCCACCCTGTCGCAAAGCAGATCACAATCACAACGCAGATCCGGGCATTGCTGATCGTGCCATCCGGCTCGCTCAGCCAGGAGCGGACGAAAGCCAAGGCTTTGTCGACGACTACCATTTGCGCCCCGCCACGTATCCCGCGCCCGCGCCAATCACGATCCACTTCGCGGCCGTCAATGTTTTATGCAGCCAGGTGCCTCCCTTGGCCGTCTTCTCCCAGGTATCGCGCTGCGCCTCGGTAGCCTTCAGCTCGGCCTGCAGGTCCGCGCTGGTCAATGCACAGGCGGAGAGCTTGGCCGAATTCTCCTGGCAGCCGATCTCGGCGTTCTGAATTGCCTGAAAATCGACTGCCGGAACTACAATTTGTTGTTGTTGCGGAATCTTTGCCGAGTCCGCCTCTCCCAGCTGCGCGGGTCCATTTCCCACCGCCGGTGCTGGCGCTGTCTGAATCGTGATCGGCTGCGGCAATGAAGGAATTAGCTTCGAGGTATCCAAAATGATTTGCTGCGCTGTGGCCGGCTTGGCCTTCTGCTGTTCAAGCGCCGCCAGCGTTTGCTTGAGTTGCGCAGCCGTCTGCGCCGCGTCGTTCTTCGCTGCATCAATGCTCTTCTGCTGCGCGGCTGTCTGCGCCTCAGCTTTGATCCGGGATTCGCGCTCCGCGAGCCATTCATAGCCGCCCAGGGCAATCAGGGCAACTAACAACGCAATACCAATGCGACGCGGCCACGGCGAGGGCGTAACGAGAGTGG